CACGTCTTCAATTCGGCCTACGACCGCCACGGTGATGAAAGTCGCGCCTTTGCCGAAGCTTGGGCTACGGTCAAGAAGGCCGTCATCATCAGCATGGATATGGCGAAAGCTGATAAGGCGTCCAAGGCCGGCGCTAAGTATACGGATAAGAGCCGCAAGATCGGCCAACAGTGCTCCATTTGCACAATGTTCATGCCGCCACACAGTTGCTCTACGGTCGAAGGCATCATCGCCGAAGGCGGCTGGTGTATGTATTTCGCCCGCAAGAGCGAAGTTCTAGGAAAGGCAACGGTTATGAGTGATTTCCAGTTCTTCATGCCGATCGCCAAGGTCGATAAGCACGAGGACGGCACGTGCGTCGTTAGCGGCTACGCGTCAACGCCGACGAAGGACGCAGACGGCGAAATCGTAACGCTTGAGGCGATCAAGAAGGCCCTGCCGGGCTACATGGAATGGCGCAACATCCGGGAGATGCACCAACTTCGTGCCGTAGGCAAAGCCCAAGAGGCAAACATTGATACAAAAGGGCTCTGGTTGCAGGCGAAGATCATAGACCCGGCCGCGGTGCAGAAGTGCGTCGAAGAGGTATACAAGGGCTTTTCCATAGGTGGTCGCAAGTTAGCTAAAGTCGGCGACAGCATTACTGAGATCGACATGACCGAGATCTCAATCGTTGATCGCCCGGCCAATCCGGACGCACGCTTCAGCCTAGCGAAGAGCGTCAAGGCCGTCGCAGACGAGCAGGGCTATTTGATAAAGTCGAAGCCGAAGGCATCACCTGAGGCCAAGGCGTTGGCAAAGATGGCCCGTATAGTCGAGGGTTTGGCGAAAGCTGGACCTCCTGCCGCACACGATGGCTTTAGTCTGCCCGCTGAGAAGGCCGAGAATGCTAGTCCCAAAGATCCTTCGGAAGAAAACAACAAAGCCGAAGGCGAAGCCAAATGCGAGAAGCATGGTGTCGTCGGCTGCGAGAAGTGCGCCCTCGAAAAGCGCGAGTTTGACGCCAAGGAGCGCCAGTCCGCAGCAAGCAGCGGCGCAGCTCTGCCCGATGGCTCGTTCCCTATAAAGAACGTCAGCGATTTGCATAATGCTGTTCAGGCGATTGGGCGGGCTAAAAACCCCGGCAAAGCCAAAGCGCACATCAAGGCGCGAGCTAGAGCCCTTGGCGCCACGGACGCACTTCCAGACAAATGGTCGAAGAAGGCCCGCAAACTCGCGAAGCGAAAGCTGGCAAAGACGCTTGGCTTCCGCGGCGACAGTTTCCTCACGCTACGCAAAGCAAAGGAGGCCGCTCCGGAACCAGGGGACCTTGAAAAAGGCATGAACGTCGCCGGCAGTTTGTCCTATTGCTTCGACTCGCTTCGTGATGCTCAGCGTCGCTTGATGGTTGAGGCGAAGCAAGAGGGCGGTGACATGAAGGACAAAGCCCTGGCGAAAGAGCTCGGCACGATCGCGGAGCAACTCGCCAAGGTTATCTCGAAGAAGGCTGAGCACGAAGGCAGCGAAGCCGCAACTATGACTGATGCTGACGACGCTTACTTAACCTCCATTTTGGGAGAGGACTTCGACATGGATAAAGTAGCGACTGCGAATGGGGGCACAGGTGATGCGATCGCTGACGCCCTTCAAGTCATGATGAAGCGTGCTGCGGTGCCGACGCGGGCGATGCGCTTGGCCGCTGCCGACGGCGATATCAAGAAGGCTCGCAAGGCTTGCAAGACCGCCCGCGAGTCGATCGAAGAGGCCCACAAGATGCATAAGGCCGCGTATGTTGCCAAGATGGCGAAGGCCAAGGGTGGCAAAGAGCCGGACGGGGACGAGTTTGACCATGCCGGCGCCATGGAGAAGCTTCAGAAAGCTTATGCTGAACTCGACAAGGCCCGCACCTTCGGCAAAGCGGCGCAAGCCCAGCTTGCCAAGGCCGCAGGGCGCACCGGGCAGAGCGGACAGGAAGTAGGAGACGGCGACAGCTACTACCAGGTGCCGCCTGGCGTCAAGGATCTGTCACCGTCGGCGCTTAGTGGAGCCGGCCCCGGCACACCGGGCGGTGGTGGTCAGCCGCCAGCGTATCCCGACGACGGTTCGGTCTACCCTGGTAAGGCCGCACCAGCCGGCGACTTGGCCAAGTATGCCAAGAACGGCCAGATCTCCGCTGATGTTGCCGAACTCATCATGGCCAAGGCCAAGTCGGAGGGTGAGCTTGAGGCCCTGCGGCGCTTGCCAGCGCAAGCCGCAGGCGGACGTAGGCCCTACGCTTTCGATATGAGCAAAGTCTCGGGTAGCGAAGGCGGTGGTCCCGACAGTCTCAACAAGGCCCTGTTCGACGGCGTCGATCCCGTCGCCCTCGGCTCCGACGATGAGACTAGGCATACGGCAGCGTCAGCCCGTGTCATCGGCAACTTCCTCACGTCAGGCCACTTCGGCAAGAGTGTTTTCGATCCGGCGTTCAAAGGCGCCGCAGGTAGCGGACGATAGTAATAGGTATATGGGGTAGGGTCCCCCTACCGCGTATCCCTTTCACCCAAGGAGTAACACGAAATGGATGGCTACCAGAACGTCGGTTTCACCGGCAACAACGGGATTGGCAATGAGTTTGTCACCGCGTTGTTGAACAATGAGAACTTCGTCAAAAACCTCGAAAAGCGCCTCGGCCCATTGCAGAAGGCCGACACTATCCAGCAGGCCACGAACCTGTTGTGGTATGACTTGCGCCCGATCGTGCAGATGCTCTACCCTTACCGTGAACTTATCCCCCGCATCTCACGTCTGCCTCGCGTCAGCGCCGATGGTGGCAACGCCTTCCACTGGAAGCGCATCACGGGCGTCAACGTGAACGGAGCGAGCTCGGGCGTCAGTGAAGGCAACCGCGGAGCGCGCATCGCCATCAGTGAGCAGGACCTGACGGCAGCATACAAGACGCTCGGCTTTGAGTCGAGCGTTACGTTTGAGGCAAGGCTGGGTGCACGGAACTTGTCACCGGAAGCACTCGGCATCAGCGTGCAGTCGGCCTTGCGTTCGCTAATGATTGACGAAGAGAAGATCCTTATTACGGCGAACGCTTCGACTCCCCTCGGTGTAACGCCGACGCCCGTGCTAACGCAAGGCACGGTGACGGGCCTCACGGGCTCGTTCAGCACTGGTGCAATCTTCGTCGTATGCGTAGCACTGACGGGAATGGGCCAGCTTGCGTATTCGCCCTATAGTAGCGTCAACAACTTCGGCGGAGTGCTAGGCCAAGTAACGAAGATCAACGCTGACGGGTCCACGGACACCTATGGTGGCGGCAGTGCTCAGCCGAGTGCTGAGGCAACCATTGGTTCCGTAACGGGCACCAACGTTGTCACGGCAACGGTCGCTATCGTCCCTGGTGCGTTTGCGTACGCGTGGTTCATCGGCTCCGCAACAGGGGCGGAGTATCTCGCCGGTATCACGCCTAGCAACCAGGCGATCTTCCGAGGCTACACGTTGGCGACGAACCAGCCGATCGGCAACCTCCGGGTCGGTGCTAGCTATACCGACAACAGCGTTGACCAACTCGTGCCCGACGGTATCCTGCCGCAGATCTTCGGCGCCGTCACTGGACCTGCCCCCGGCACCTTTATGAGCACGAACCCGCTCCTGCCGGCAGGGGTCAGCTATACCTCCGGCGGCAGCATTGTCTACTCTATGCCGGCAGGCAACACGGGCCTGACCCTTCAGGGTTCAAATTTCGCCGAATTCGACGCTCTCTTGCGTGCGGCTTACGATCAGTATAAGATCGGCTTCGACCGGATCTTGATCTCTGCAACGGACGTGCTCGATACGTTTGGTGCCATGCTGGGCGCAGCCTCGACGGCGAATGGCTTCCGCATCTGGTTTGATGCAGACGCTGAGACGGGGCGTATCGTAGCAGGTCGGCGTGTCACTTCGTATCTTAATAAGTTCTTCAACAATACGCTCGATGTTGAAGTTCACCCCTACGTCCCACCGGGTTGCATCATCTTCTGGTCGGATCGGAGCCCATACGAACTGTCAGGCGTTGCGAACTTGCTGGAAGCCAAAGTTCGTCAGGACTACTATCAGATCCAGTGGCCCTGGCGCAGCCGGCGCTACGAATATGGCGTCTACGTTGACGAAGTCTTCCCGTGCTACTTCACCCCCGCGTTCGCCGCTATCATCAACAAGAACCCGTCGACCGGCACGTTCGTCTTCTAGAAAAGGGCTCTGCCGATGTCGGGCTACAGTAACGCCCGCCCCGTTACGCCAAGTGACGCGGTGGGCTTAGGCTATACTGCGCAAGCGATTGGCGTAAACGTCGCTGGCACGGTAACGGTCGATATGGCCGGAGGAGGGACTAACGTCCAGCTAACGCTCTCCTCCGGTATATCTGCCGTCCGCGTCACTAAGGTCTACGCCACGGGAACAGCCGCTACTGGCATCGTAGCGTATTGGTGACGCTATGGCAGGCCACTGTCAAGATTGCACCGGCTGTTGCATTGTCTTCGAAGTAAAGGACGTCAAGAAGCCTTTCGGAGAACCGTGCCAGCACCTTGGCAAGACGCTGTTCGGGCACGGGTGTCAGATCTACAACGAGCGCCCGGACGCTTGCCGTCACTACGTATGCCTATGGCTTGACTCGCAGCGTCGGGCAGACGTGAACCCTATGCCCGAGAGTATGCGCCCTGACGTTACGAAGTGCGTATTGGGTTGGCCTTGGGGAACGGAACGCGATACACTGTTCGTCTACCCGTATCCAGGCCACGAAACCGCGTGGCAAAAGCCTCCGGTTAGCCTATACTTGCAGTCTATACTGGCACGTGGAGCGAAGGTTGTCGTCGTCGCTAAAGATAAGCGCATTGCCATAAAGGGCGATATGGCATTCGTCGGAACCGAAGAAGAGTTCGAAAACCTTTTGGCATAGGATCGGCGTATGTGGTTTAGCTTCCCAGAAGGATGCACTAGCCTCTCGGTCGAACTACAGGAGTTCTTCCCCGAGATACGCGATGACGAAGGCAGGGCATACTTCCGTGCACCCGATCATTTCGCCCCGCGCATACTGATGCTGAACGGCTTTGCCGTCGTTGAAGTGCCACCGATTGGTGCACCGGACGATCTGCCGAAAGCTGATCCCCTGCGCGACAGTGCAATCGCAGAGCTGACGCGAGCACTCGAGGCGCAAAAGCTAGAGGTCCAAGGACTACGGGCGGACTTAGGTGCCTCTACGGCGCGTGTCGTAGCGCTGTCGAACGAAAGAACGGACCTTGAGGCGAAGCTAAAGGCGAGCGATGCGCTTGTCGAAAGCCTACGTGAACAGTTGGAGGACAAGTAGTGTCGCTCTTCGGCGGCGATCTAACGACACCGCAGCGCGTTGCCGTATGGATGGCTAACGCCCCGACGTTGCCGTCGCCCGCGCTGACGCAGCTCATTACGTCCATGTCGGGTTTAGTTTACGGCAAGTTGAACCGTGGCCGCCTCTATAGCCGAACTGTCACTCGCACCTTCGCCGGTGTTGGCACAGGCCAAGTCGTATTGCCCGACTGGCCCGTTACAAGCGTAACGTCCGTGCAGCAGGGGCTCATTGTTATTCCGGCGTCACCGCCTGGCACACCGGGCGAATACGGTTATCGCTACGTTCCATGGACCGGCGACCTACCGGGTGATCCCTCGGTGATCGAACTCATCGGCTCTTCGTTCTACACCTATCCGCAGAACGTCCAGGTGACGTACGCGGCAGGCTACATGATCGAGGACGAAGCTGTCGCTGTGCCTTTAGTGACGCCCTTCAACGTCACTGTGGAACAGCCTATGGGCATCTGGTCGAGGAACAACGGCGTCAAATATGCAGCGACCGGTATCGCACTAACGCCCGTGGCGACGCTGACGGGGCCTGGCCAATACATTGCGCCGATGGATGCATCGCCTGGCACGTATATTTTCAACGCGGCTGATGCTGGTGCTTCGCTCTTAGTATCGTATTCCTTCGTTCCCGCGGATCTCGAAGAGGCTTGCGTGCAGATGGTTGCGGAACGCTATGCCTACCGCGGCCGCATTGGTGAAATATCGAAGTCCCTCGGTGGCCAAGAGACCATGCGCTATTGGCGCGGCAATAGTGGTCCACCGTGGAACAGGAACTCGTCGCTACCACCGGAGGTTATGGACTTGCTTTGGCCTTACGTCTCGGTCCTACCGCCAGCGATTGGAGCCCCGCTATGACGCCTGAGCAAGAGCCTTTGTTGCAGTTCTTCGAGTTCGCCCATCTCAAGCCCGAACTACAGGTTGTCTCGGAGTTCTTCCACGACTTAGCTCACCACCTCGTTAACCTCTTGCCGCGTAATGCTGAACGCACCGTGGCGTTGCGCAAGTTGCTCGAAGCTAAGGATTGTGCCGTAAGGGCGAAGCTATACAAATGACCTGGAGTGGCGAACCCACGGTTGTTATGTGGTTTATCTCGCAAGGTGCCGGAGTGCCACTAATGTGCCGGCATAACTTTTATCATACCAAGGTTCCGCAAAGTGCCGTCGACCGGCAGCAATTCTACGAATATACTCGTGGCTTTGTAACATGGTTGGAGTATAGGCCCGATGCTTGAAATCAGCCTTCAGTCTAGCGGGGTCGAACTTGAGGGCCTAGACGAGCGGCTGAAAGCCGCTGTAGCGGCAAAGCTAACGGAACTAACACGCTTGGCGTACGCTAAAGTCGTAGAAAACCTCTCAGGTCGGATCTTGCAAAAACGTTCGGGCCAGTTGTTAGCGTCTGTCCGCGAAGAGGTATACATCGGCACCGACGTAATGACCGGAAGTGTCTATATGGAAAACGCCGGGCCAAAAGCATACGCACTAGAGAAGGGTGGAGAGCGAAGCTATCCGATATTCCCTACGAAAGCCTCGGTTTTGCGCTTCTATTGGGACAAGGTTGGGCGTGTCGTCTACTTCCACGAGGTGAACCATCCGCCATCGCGCGAGTTTGCATACCTGCGCACCGCCGCTGAGGAGGTCGAGGCGCTCGTGCCCGAAGGGTTCCGCTCTGCCATTGATACTGTGCTCGTAGGTGGCCACTGACGTGGCGACGCGTAACGAAGTCATGGTAGCTATACTGAACGTGATACAGTCGATGAGCTTCGCTCAGCCGATCAACGGCACTATGACGTGGAACACCGTGTCGAACCGCTTGCGCCTATGGGGTGACGTTAGTGCTGACCAACAGCCTGCCGCGTTCTTGGTCACTCACCGCGAAACGGATGAGTATCGCGGTCTTGGCCTACTTCGTCGTCGGCTTGATCTTGGCATTTGGTGCTATAGCCGTAGCGATAACGGTCCTGGTGCTTTCGATCTCGACACGATGATGCAAGCGTTCGAGGACGCGTTCACCGTAGCGGACGATCCGGGCCACAATGCGAATACGCTAGGCGGACTTGTATATTGGTGCCGCATAGAGGGACGGGTGTTCAAAGACCCGGGCGATCTAGACTACCAGACGCTACTGATCGTGCCACTCGTGGTGGAGATGGCCTAGTGCGCTATAGCGTAGCGTTCGCAAGCGACGGAACGCTGACGTTGCGCGAAGCGCAAGACCAGGACAACTTGGGCGAAGCCCTAGTGCTACTGCTCGCAAGTCAGGGTGTGCAGCTTGGGCCGCAAGCGCAGCTTGAGCCATGTCTTGACGTGGACGAAATGAGCCATCGTAACGTAACCCGAAGGAGTTCGCAGCTATGCAATTGATCTTTGGTATCGGTGCCCTTTG